AAAGCTATAAAGGGGAATAATTATGGCTGTAATGCAATCCCGTGATACACGGACATTCATTGCTGGCGAAGACCTATCGTCGGCACAATTTAAATTCGTAACACTAGAGTCAGATGGTGAAGTAGACCTAGCTGATTCTGCTGGCGAAAACTGCGTTGGAGTTTTGATTAACGATCCAGCCGCTGCTGAAGCTGCAACTGTTGTTATGTCTGGTAAAGTAATGGTAACTGCTGGTGGCACTATTGCTGCTGGTGCTGCTGTTGCTACAGACGCATCAGGTGATGCTGTAACTGCTTCCACAGGTAACATCGTAATGGGTTACGCTACTGAAGCAGGTGTAGATGGTCAGATTATCGCTATCGAACTAATCCAAGGCGGAAACGCTGCGGCGTAACCAGCAATAGGAAGGATATAGAACAATGCCATTGCTAACACCAAATTCGGTACATATCGATCAGCCGTTGACTAACCTCACAATCGCTTATGTACAAGACCAAGCTAACTTTATCGCTGATAAGGTTTTCCCAACAGTAGGCGTAGACAAACAGTCTGACAAATACTACATCTATGACCGTGACAACATGAACCGTACAGGTGACGTGAAGGCTCTTGCGCCTCGCACAGAAGTCAACCGTATCGGTATGTCACTATCAAACTCTTCATTCTATGCAGATGTCTACGGACTAGGCATGGACTTCGACCAGCAAACTCTTGCTAACGAAGATGCGGCACTAGACATCCGTGCAGCAGGTGCGCAGACACTAACAAACCGTCTGTTGATCCATCGTGAAGAGCAGTTCGCAACCAACTTCTTTGCCACAGGTATCTGGGGTACAGAATACACAGGTGTTGCTAACGCAGACAACGACACAGCAGCAGAGGTCACACAGTGGTCTGACTACACAAACTCAACACCAATCGTTGACGTAACAACTGCTCGTCGTTCAATGCAACTAGCTTCAGGCGGCTTCAAGCCAAACACAATGGTTGTTGGTAAAGAAGTACGTGACATCTTGATCAACCACCCAGACATCCTAGCACGTCTAAACGGTGGTGCAACTGTCACAAACACTGCACTTATCACTAACGCTAAGTTGGCTGAAATCTTTGAAGTAGAAAACTTCTACGTCATGGAAGCGGTTAAGAACACATCTGTAGAAGGTGTTGCAGAATCAAATGCATTCATCGGCGGTAAAGCTGCATTGTTGGTACACTCACCAGCATCAGCAGGTCTGATGACACCAATGGCTGGTGCGACATTCGCATGGAACAACCTACAAGGTGTAAACAACTTGGGTATCACTGTAGAATCATTCTCAGACGATGCTCTTAAGCGTATGCAAGTTGCTGAACATATCCAAGTTAAAATGTCATACGACATGAAAGTCACAGGTGCTGACTTGGGTGTATTCTTCAACACTGTTGTTGCTTAATATATTCTTACTGGGGGCTGCTTCGGTGGCCCTCATATTTCCCTCACCCGACATAAGAGGTTATCATGTTAAGACAAGAAGAGATGCCTCTTCAGCTAGACCGACCAGTGTTTGTTAAAGTACCCTTTACTGCAGGTGGTCGTCAACTGAAGAAGAACCAAGAGTTCAAGTGGAAAGAACTCAGTGTTGACGAGAAGACAGTTTTGACTTTCTATAATCAACGTATGATTTACCACAACTCTGATTTAGAAATAGAACGTAAAGTTGGTGACGGACTAGAAGAGCTAGATGTAACTGGATTACACGCTGTTGTAGATAACATCAACACTAAGGTTAAAGCTAAGACAAGCTCACAAGCTGACTTTGACCGTAAGAAATGTAAGAAATCTAAGATTGCAGATAAGCAACGTGGATTGATTAGAAGCTGGCGTAGAACATACGGACGATATGAGGTAGATTGATGGCTTGGAGCTACGACGAAACTGATCTAGGTACAACAACGGCATCTGGTCGGTTGAACTCTGTTCGTTTATTGCTTGGCGATACAGATACGAATGATCAACAGGTAAAGAACGAAGAAATCACTTTCGCTCTAGCTCAAAGTAATGACAATATCTACTATGCAGCAGCTTGGTGCGCTAGAACAATAGCCTCTCAATATGCACGTAAGGTAAATACACAATTAGATGGCGCACTAAGTGCAGACTATAGTGATCTATCAAAACAGTACAGTAACCTAGCAGAAAACCTAGAATATCAGGGTAAGAAGTCTGGTGCTGTTGTAGGTATCAAGGCTGGTGGCATAAGCAAAACTGTTATTGATACTGTTAGAGCTAACACAGATCGTATAACTCCATCATTTCGTCGTGACCGCTTCCGTAATCCTCCAAGTTATAGTGGTGATGAATACGGCTCAGACTATGATTAATAGGGGGCATAGATGTCTTTCAGATCGTTTGACCTTTATAATCTAGTTAATGACTTTGGGGAAAGTGTAACACTACGCAAAGTTACAACAGAGGGTACGTATAATCCTGCTACAGGTTCTCTAGAGAGTGAAGCTACAACAGATTATAGTATCATTGCATATTTCTACAATTATGATGAAGGTATTATCTTTAATGTAGACCAAGTTCGTCGTGGTACACGTAAGTGTGTTATTTCTGCTCTGGGGTTAGCTGTAGAACCTGACGATGAAGATCAAATCATAGGTAATGGTGATACAGTTAAGATTGTAAGTGTTCGCACAATATTTTCTAATGGGACTAAACTTTGTTACATTTGTGATGTGAGAGAATAATGCTTAAAACTACATTTAAGATTAATCCCTCGTTACGAAAGAAGTTTGCTGCATTAGAACAAAGAGCAGAAGATGCTGTAAGAGATAAGCTAGTAGATATAGCACAGACAGCAGTTTTATATTCACCTGTAGATACTGGTGCTTATGTAACTTCATTTTCTTATACTGTAGGTGCTGGTCGTCCAAGGGGAAAGTCCTCTAGAAATAAACCTACAAATCAGAATGCAGAGGCAATGCGTAAAGAGGGTTTAGGTAATCTTGTTTCAGATATAAACAAAGTACCTAACCTACTTAATACGACAGCCATAACACTAAGAAACGGTTCACCTCACGCCCCTGCCGTAGAATATAAACATGGATATCATGTGTTTGCTAAAGTAAGGAATATTCATGGCTAGTATACATAATGATATTCGTGCTGCTTTAGAAACAAAATTGTCTAATGTTTCTGGTCTACCTGACATTGCATATGAGAATGTTTCTTTTGATCCGACGACAGGTACAAGCTATGTCAAGTGCCAGTATGTCCCGACACTCCGTAGACCTGCTGTAAGAGGTACAAATCCACAACAGAGATACCAAGGTGTATTTACTGTTCTTGTTTATACCCCAGAAGGAAACGGCCCAGCTACTGCTGATGATTTAGCTAACAAAGTTATAGAGGCTTTTGAGGCAACGACAGACATTAGCTTTACTAACTCATCCGATGAGACAATCATAGTGTCCATAGATTATGCTGAACGGCAGCAAGGCTTTGTGGACAGTCCTTGGTACTATATTCCGATTGATATCGGCTGGTACATATACAATTAATTAGGAGAATATAAATGGCCTTCGCACAGGGTTCTCGTTCCACGCTGTCATATATTACCGAAACGACTTTCGGTACGACACCTGCTGGAAACTTCCAAAACTTACCTTTCAACACACACTCACTAAACCTAACTCGTGATCGTGTTGCTGGTAATGAAATTCAAGCTGACCGTATGACACGGGTTGACCGTCAAGGTAACAGCCAAGTAGGTGGTGACATCGTTGTTGACCTACGTGATGGTGACTTTGATGAGTTCTTAGAATCTGTTATGCTTAACACATGGGACACAAGCCCATCGTCAGCACCAGATGTACTAAAAGTCGGTACAACACCTAAGTACTTCTCTATTGAAGACTATGCTGCAGACATCGATCAAGCTCGTTTGTTTACTGGTTGTACAGTATCTACAATGGGTATCTCTATGGCACCAAACCAGATGGTTACAACAACCTTTGGTATTATTGGTTCAGACATGAGCATGTCAGCTACAGAGAAGACACAAGATGCTTCATCGTCAGCACAACCATTCGATGCTTACTCAGGTGATTTGGCTATCGGTAACGTAGGTTCTTCATCTTCTGCCGCTATCATCACAAGTATTGACTTCACAGTTAACAACAGCTTCTCACCTACATTCGTTATTGGTAGCTCTGCAGCACCATCTTTAGAATATGGTATGTCACAGGTTGAAGGTACTTTCACTGCATACTTTGAAGATGCTGCATTGATTAACCGTTTCTTGAATGAGACTGAAAGTGAATTGGTTATCACAGTTAATGACCCATCAGCAGCTAACGAATATGAGTTCATGTTCCCACGTATCAAAGTGAACTCTGCTGATGTTGGTGTTGATGGCCCACTAAGCCGACTAATCACAATGTCTTTTGTTGCTCTATATGACAGCACAGAAGGCACAAACTTTAAGATCAGTCGTCCTGAGACTGCGTAATCCCTAGCTAGGGCGAGGGGTGCTGGTGTCGGGTCTGGCATCCCTCACACTTAACTACCCGATAATCCCGTAAACAAGGAAACTCGACATGGACTTGAAAGATTTAACACCAAGCAGTGACACTGTAGAAGCTACTATAGTACACCCTGCTACTCTAGAAACACTTACCAATGATGATAAGTCTCCTATGACTATCACACTACATGCACCACATTCTAAGGCTTACAAATCTGCTATACATGAGCAGACAAACAAACGCCTTAAGAAAGCGCAAGGTAAGAAAAGCCTAGAGGTTACAGCAGAGGAGCTAGAGGACGCTGGCTTGGAACTCTTAGCTAAAGCAACCAAAGGTTGGAATATCACATTTGATGGTGAACAACCAAAGTTTAGTGCTACAAAAGCTAAGGCCATCTACTCAGAAGTATTTTGGCTACGTGAACAAATTGAAGAGGCTCTGAATAGCTCTCTGGATTTTATGAAAGTGTAGTATCAGACTTATGTGAATGGGCAGGACATCAGTTCAAACTGAATAAGCCCACAGAGTCAGGTACTACAGAACGTGAACACTTAGAAGAAGTAGAAAGGCAGACTGGACGTAAGATTGAAGCATTGGAACCCCCGACAGAATTTCCAGTTCTTATATCTCATGTCTGGTCTGCCTTTATTACATTAAGCAACAGTAGGTCTGCTGGTTTCTCAGGCCCAAACCCGATAACATACGAACAGATTAAGGCGTGGAAAGAATTGACAGAGACACCACTTGCATCTTGGGAAGTAGAAGCAATCAAGCGTCTAGATGTCGTATACTTAGGGGTAGCTAATGGCTGAT